TAAACGAAGTGCCTTTCGGTACAATGATCGATCTTTTTGCAGAATCAGATGATGTAACAACCAACTGAATTGTAGCAGAAGAAGATCTAAAAGAACGCGGAAGATAGTTCAATTCTTTGGCATGTGAAATGACACTATCGCGCAATTTGGCCGAATCAAGGAACATCTCGTTGCTGACCATATTGAGATAGAACGCGTTTTGATATGTGTTGTAAGACAGCAAGTCGAGAAGAACCGAGAGGTTGCTTCCATCAAAGTCATAGTCCTTAAATCGATCTTGAGCCTTCAAAAAGGTCTTGAGCGAATCTTTATAGGAATCGAAATCTAGCTGTGTAAGTACTATACTGGAATCTGACATTATCTTACTCTATAAAGGGTTAGCTGAAGTGACTGAGGGTTAGCATTATTTATGATCTCGTAATAGATTGATACGTCGTAAGAATGAGCGAACTCGTTCGACACTACCAACACATCTATCACTCTTGCTCTTGGTTCATATTTTGCGACAGACTCTTTAATTGCATCTTTCATTAAGTCGGCTGTCATTACAGAAATATCTTCGAATAAGAATCTACGTAAGCCACCACCAAATTCAGGATTAAACAAACGTTCTTTGGTATTGGTCGACAAGATATTACGCATCGAGCGTCTCACCGACTGTTCATCTGTGTGCAAAGCAAGTCTTTTGTTTTGCGGATGCACGTTGAAGTTATTATAAAAGTCCGTAAATACCGGATCTCTTGTAACCGTTTTTCTCGTGGTTAAAGCGTCTATTCTGTCTGTCATGGCACCCTGCTTTTATCTTATTTATACTGGAATCAGCTCGCCGCCTGGGCCAATCGATGCTATTAGTGTTTCAGTAACGTTATAGTTTTCGATAGAAGCGTTAGGAACATCGTCTCCGAGATCATCTATTTGCCCTGTCGCAGCAAAGTTTTGATAATCTTCATTGCTACCGATGGCATCAAGTGATGGTCCTGCGGTTCTCGTAAAGGTATACTTTATCATGATTCCAGAAGCTTTGTTTGTTTCAAGGTACGATACCAGTTTATTACTGCCGTCGTACACAAAGTAATTCATGATCATTTCATTGTCTTCATATCTTACCACTTTACCATCTTCGGTCGTGGTAACTCCAGGTTCTGGAGGTGTAGTTTCAGGTGATCCAGGAGGATTCATATCACCATAAGATTCTACTACTGGCGTCGGTTCATTCACATCTGTAAAGAAGTATCCATTTTCGCTGATCATACTATAGTAGTTCCTGCAGGTATTGCCCACTTTGGAGATACTTCAGGATTCGGTTCGAGTCCGTACTTAGTTCTCTTTACTTCGATACAATTTGGAATCAGTTTTAGCAATGCTTCAGGTATACCGAAGATAGGTTTCAAAATGATATTTAATACGTCGCAAATTGATACCTTACCGCGAATGATATTAACGATCAATCTGATTGCCTTAATAATCTTCTTCACGATAGGGAACTGATTTAAAATCCATCCTGGAGCCTTGAGTAGAATATCGTAGATCTTACCCATCAGATCACCTTGAAAGAATCTCTTAATCTTTTCCATGGTATCTTCGAATGCGTCTTCAATACGATGCCACAATTCTTCCTTCGAGTGAATCGTTTCTTTCTTCTTACGAGTTTCTTTATCAAAACCAATTAGATTAGCGAGAGTGCCAAATAAAGGTATCGGTAAATTCAAGACAAAGTCGATCAACTCGTTGAGTAATTCTTCTCCAAAGTCCTTAGCTGCTTTACCTGATATTACATCTTCTTTGGCCTTCTTAATCTTCTTCTTTAAGTCTTCGTACTTGGCCTTCAGTTGTTCTTTAATAGGCTTCGTAGGATCAATAAACAAGCCGAGTTTCTTGATGAGTGGACCAATAATAGGAATTTTTGTAAGTAGACCGATCATGACATTGATTGCTTTACCAATGAAGTCGCTGAGTAGTTCTTTCATCCACTGTAATGCTTTATGCCAAAACTCTTCTGCCTCGTGTTCTGGGCTCTTGATGCCTAATGTGCCATCATACTTTCCATCACCAAAGAAGTCTCGAATCTCTTCGACTCTCTCGGCCATTGCAGCCTTGATCTTTACCTTACCTTCTTTGGTAAAGAAATCCTTGACAACTGGACGATATCTTTCAACTGTCCCGTCTTCCTTCGGAAGATCCACTGTACCAATGAATGGAATTGGAATCATGAGCGGATTGGGAATACCAAGAATGTTGATAATCTTGAGCAGAGCTTCGACGATCTTCTTCTGAAACCAGACGTCAATCTCTTTCATGAACTCACGAACTTTGTACTTCAATTGTTGTTCTTTTGACTTGATCTTCTTCATCACGTCTGTCATGAGAAGTCCAGTAATATCGTCTACTAGCTTCTCCATCTTACGAATGGCATCGATCAGTTCTTTACCACACTCGTCTTGAATGAACTTGGCTTGAAGTTTAAGTTGAGAGATGATCTTCGAAATGCCTACGAAGTAATCTTCCATTTGACGGAAAGATATCTTTCCGCCCGCAGTACACACAAGACCAGGAACATCAGGAACGTATACTATTGGTTTCATGCGTTCAACCCAATTAAAGGACTGAGTATGTCCACCACGCCAGATTTTGATACTATCTGTACACTTCCGTTGTTTGCATAAATGCCTACATTACCTTCATTAGCATAAATGTCGACGTCCGATTGTGCAGTGATAGTAATCTTTCCTTGGTTACATGTGATCTCAATATTTTGATCACCCTTCTCATTACCAACATTAAAGATCGTCATGTTACCGGCAGCCAATTGAATATGATCTTTCACTGACTTTGTAACGATGCTACCATCTGGTAGAATCTCGAGGTAAGAACCAGTCTTATGATAAACTTGAATGCGTTCCGATCCAGGAGTGTCGTCAAATTCAACGAGATGCCCGCCGCGGGTAGTCATAGTATGATTATAAGGATATTTTGCTTTATATTTTGATTCGGGTTCAACATAAAAACCATCATCTGTCTTAATACGGTTCTGTGCTTTTAGTTCAGGTTCACCTTGACCACGAGCATATGAAGATACACTATGATCTCCTTCAGGAGCAAAGTTGATGACTCCTGTAATGTATGCTGCTGCTTGATCTGGGAATTTCATACACATGACACGTGTGCCTTTGAGCAAACCTGTCGGGCTAAGACCAACTCCGCCAACACCTGCGCTAATAGTAGGCATTACGATATATGCCGGAACAAGATTTTCAGAAGATACTCTGTTCGAGTGACCGAGAATTTCTCTGACAAGAACACGTCCAGTTTGTGGTTCGTCTGCGCCAAGTCCAAGCTCTGAAGCCGGATCTTCTGCTACGATACCTTCAAAAAATTGTGGGGTTTGCATTTTTCATCCTCTATTAAACATGCACGATTGGTAGACCGGCTATGCCGTCTTTCACGATCTCGAGTCCTTGCATATACTCTGCTTTCTCATTGAAAGTGAGTACATGTCTACACTTCGTAACGATATAGTTACCTGCTGTCATTTGACTATCTTCTCTCACTGGATTCTCTTCACCGCGTGAAAGAGCATCATATTCTGGCAGTTGGCAACGAATCACATCTCCTGTCGAGATTGTGCTATCTCCGTAAATGGTTATTTGAGAGATGGTCGTCAAGAAGTGTGCCATATAATACGGCAAGTGATTCTTCTTCTCAGCGCGTTCTGCATTTTCAGTCTTCGGATCGATCATCACGATCTGAATATCGCCTTCATCTTCTCCCATCTCGTTTTGAGTCTTGAGAGTACTCGATATAGATTTTGGATTAAGAGTTTCGAAATTAAGATTCTTTGGATCTACTTTCCATGGGATTAATTCACCAGTCACACGATTCATTAGCTGAACGAGGTTATTACCTGCGCCGATTCTTCTCGCTACACCTTGGTTACCATTTTGAATTGACTTGAATGCAAGAATGTTTCTCCACTTGGCACCTTCGATGTTTGTATTGGTAAGAGTGGATTGCATGAAACACTTATCACCGATATTCTCTTTGCCTTCTTTGATCATCATTTCCATGCTCTTAAAAACAAACCCGTATTTGTTTTCGAAGAAATAGAAAGCGTGTCCTCTAAACTCTGTCGACATAGCATATTCTACACGAATCTGATCGATGCATTCCATCGGTGTTTTTCTGGTGAAGTTGAAGGCATGAAGCCCGCGGGTTTTCTCTGCAAAGAATGGCTTTTTTGAACCGATAGATTCGAGATAAGCTTTTACCGCGTTTTCGGAGGCGAGCATCTGCTCAGTGAGAGGTAAGTTACGTATCGTAGCAGATTTCCATACTTCGTAAGTTACGCATGATAACTTATAAGCGATACCCTTATCATCACTCGTCGGAACTACTGGATCCGCAGCTACAACATAAAATTCGTAGCGAATTGAAGATTTGGGATTTATATCGTTTGTAGTAAAGTCGATAACGATCTTCTTGTCAGTAAAGACGAAGTGATTAAACATGCCCTTGGCATCGTAAAACTCAAAGTCTGCTAACACAGATGGATTATGAATGGACTCGTAGATATTTGCTTTTACACAGACAGGAGTCAATTGGATAGCTTTACCACAATCAACCGTTTTGGCCGTGGCATCGATCATTACAAATTCGTTGAGTTTATACTGTCCGTCTCTAATCGAGTTCATATTATGTACTTAACTGTTGAATGAATTGTTT